CTTCCAATTCCTTACGCCTTCGACGGCGCCATGCTGGATCAGACCGCTCAGGTGCAGCTCATCAATGCCCTCGCTCAAAACGGTCAATCCGTTGCTGGCGGTGTCGTGTTCGCCCCGAGCGCAGCGGCAACGGTGACTCTTACCGGAATGGGTAACTTGCTAGAGCAGCTAACCAACGGCGGCGCTGTGACTGTCACGTTCGACTCAGCCTACAATATCGTCAATCAGCTCCCACAGCCAGCGGTCATCGGCGAGAAGTTTACGTTCAACATCATGACGAATGCCGGGACGACCGTTGCGACTCCAACCTTGTCCGATACCGCCGTCACTCTGGTTGGCACAACGACCGTTCTCGCCGCTGCGATGCGCTGGTATCAGGGTGTGGTGACGCAGCTTGTTTCCACGGTTGCAGCTCTGTTCACCGCTGGCACCACGTTCACCTCCCTGACCCAGGTCGGCACGACCAATAACTTCACCGTGGCACTCGGAACCAACACTATCGTCCCTGTCGTCGGCCAGCTCATCTATCTCAACGTCTCGGCTGGTACGGTCGGCACGCAGCTCCCGAGCGGATGGTATCCGATCAACAAAGTGACCTCAGCGACGAGCTTCGTCATTGCGACGCCGCTTGGCACCGTCTGGACCGCGACCGCAGCAACCCTGACGCCTCCCGCTGGCACTTTGCAGACTCCGCCAGCAGCGGGCATCTACTCGCCGCTCGTGACCATCACAGGTTTGATGGCTACAGTCACCGCCGTTATGAGCGTGTAACGTGCTGACGATCGTTCATTCTAATGAGGTTGTTATCGCAGGGGCCACAAGCCTCTTGTGGTGGAAACGCATTAGGTTGAGCGATAGGTTCTATGCTTTGCCGGACCATAAGCAATTTGCTGTGATCATGCATGAGTTTGGGCATTTGTTTTACCATCACACGGAGAAACGCATTCTGTGTTTAATTTTTACCCCCTGGCGCTTAATCCCAATGATGCATCGCCAGGAGTTTGAGGCGGATCGCTATGCTGCCAGTTTGGGCGGAGCCGATGCGTTGATTGAAATGCTGCAAGGCGTCGGGGACGGTGAGTTGTTTCACCCATCCAATGCCGACCGGCGAGCAGCACTGAAGAAATACGAGCTCCCTCGCCCAGGCTCAAAAAAGCCGGGTTCGCTCAGTCCCCGTTAAGGGCTAAACCTCGCTCTGTGGACGTAATCCACTAAAAGGAAATGAAATGAACAAATTATTAGCATGGTTGATGGCACGCCTTGAGTGTCAGGTTGATGGTGACGAACCGGAAGAAGTCGAAGAGGAACCGGAAGAAGTCGAAGAGGAACCGGAAGAAGTCGAAGAGGAACCGGAAGAAGTCGAAGAGGAACCGGCGCCTAAGCCACAGTCTCGCGCTCAGAAGGAAATTGTAACGCTGCGTGAACGCGCTCAGAAGGCCGAGAGTGATCACCAAAAGGCAATGACCGAGTTGGAGAATGCGCGGCGCGAGAGTCGGCCACAGCAGCCCAGTCAGGACCAAAAGACATGGCAGCAAGAGGAAGCGATTCTGGCGAGCCCCGAAGCGAATGATTGGCAGCGGTACGCCATTCAGTCCGCGCGCGATGCCCGTCAAGCAAATGCGAACAGTCAGCATGCTTTGCGCGAGTCGCGGGATCAGGCCGACAAAACAGCATTTGAACGTATTGCTGTGAGCAAGCCGAAAGCGCATGCGATGTACAAAGACAAGGTTGAAAGCATGCTCAAAGAAATGCGCTCAAAGGGCAATGACGCCCCGCGCGAGAAATTGATGGCCCTATTGATGGGCGAGGATATGATCGCAGGGAAGTTCAAAGCCACGGAAGGGAAAAGCACTAAAACTAGCGGCGTAAAACGTGGTTCCACGCCGGGGGTAAAGTCTGACGTTCGAGGTACGACCGGCAGACTCTCCGATGCAGAAAAACGCACACAACGCCTGGAAAACGTAAGAATTTAACAGCCAGGGAACTATCATGAAACTCATCAAATTGCTGCATGCGGTCTTTGAATCACAGCTCACCAACTTTTCGCCTGGTCCGAACGGACAGACTATCGCCAACGATATCGAGTTGCATATCGCTGATGAAGTTCTCCGTATCGCTCAGCGTCAACTGGTGGCGTACCAGTTCGGCCAAGCCCTTCGCATCGACAAACAAGCCGGTGTGATCTACACGGCTACTCGGTACGAACGGCTCCCATTGCCTTTCGCTCCATTGTCGGAAGGCGTTGCCGCAGCGGGTGAAGCGATCACCATCGCCCAGGTCAGTGCGACCGCTCAGCAATGGGGTGACTTAGTGCGTGTGACTGACGTCGCCGATATGACCATCAAGCATCCTCTGTTCAAACAGGCCATCCGCTTGATCGGTGTCCAGCAGCCAGAAACCATCGAGCGCAACGTGCTCAATATCCTGTTGACCGGAACCCAGGTAAATTACGCCAATGGACGCGCCAACCGCGCCGGCCTGGTTCAGACGGACGTTATGACTCCGGTTGAAATCGGCAAAATCGTGGGTTCGCTCGAAACCTTCGGAGCCCCGGCCTTTATGGGTGACGAGCGCGTCGATATGAAGATTGACGCTGATGCTCGTACCAAAGCGAGCAAAGATCCAGGCGTCATGCCGCATTACGTCTCGCTCATCCATCCGTTGGTCACACAGGATTTGCGTCAAAATAGCACCATCGCCACGGCGTGGAGCTATAGCGATCTGAATCGCCTGTACAACAACGATCTTGGCGAATGGGGCGGCGCACGCTTCTGCAAAACGAACATGATGCCGTTCTGGAAGGGTAACGCCGCTGTGACTGGCGTAGCATCCCTGACGGGCGGTAATCTGGCTACGGGTACGTATTTCGTTGTCGTTACCGGCTCGCCGGTGGCTACTTCGGTGGAACAGCAAATCTATCAGGTGTCGGCTGGTATCGCCGTGACCGGCCCAACCGGTTCAATCAGCGTCACGTTGCCAACTCTGGCCAACTACGTGTTCTCGGTCTACATCGGAACCTCGTCCAGCCCGACTAATCTGGCGCTCTCCGCGTCCGGTCCAGCGGTCGGCCCACTGGCTGGCCAAGCGACGCAACTCGCCTCCGGTTCCACGGTGATCCTGACCGGCGTCGGCGTGCCACAGACGCCACAAGCAGCGCCAGCAACGGGCGTGACGGTGTACCCAACGATGTTCTTCGGCCAGGACGCTTATGGTCAGGTCTTGCTTGACAACGTCGAGTATCACTACCTGAAACAGGCGGATAAATCCGATCCGATGAACCAGACGCGTGTTGTTTCGTGGAAATTCTTCTACGGCACAATCATCTTGAACAACGCATATATGGCACGAACTGAGTCTGGTTCCGCATTCAGCCCAGGTTACAGCGCCGGAACCGCAGTCGAATAATCAATCACGGGGGCGCTCGTACAGGCCCCTAATTTTTGGAGAATGATATGGAAGAATTAGAAAACCCACTCCCCGTCGCAGAAGTGGTGGAACCCGTCGCAGTTGAATACGTTCCCGCCACTCACACCATCGAACATCGGTCGTTCGGCCACGGCATGCGCGTGACGACGATTACCGGACAGAACAACTAGGAGCACGACATGGCAAAAGAAAATCCAGAAGAATTATTGGCCGAGATTGCGAGGCTAAAAGAAGCACTCGGCGTATCCGAAGTCAAGCGCACCGAAGCCGAAGAAATGGCCTTTGCGATGAGCCAGGCCAGCCAGTTTTCCGGCTCCAATGTCGAGGAGCACCCCACCGGAAAAACTGTGACCGTTAGCAAGTGCGTCAACCCGACCGAGCGCACGGAAAAGAAGCAGAAGTGGATTGATGTCGAAATGCCTACCTATGCGTATCGCATCGACATTCCGAAAGGCGCCGGTATTTACCTATCTACCAACGGAGTGGAGTATTATCACGGTCAATCGTATGAGTTCGACGGTGACAGTTTGGCTGAAATGAAAAGCCGGGTCGCCCGTTGTTGGGACCATGAGAAATCCATTCATGGTGAGAACGAGAACGCATATCGCAAGCCAACGAACCGCCAATTTTAACAACCAAGGAGCAATAGTAAAATGATCATCCCTACAATCGGACGTGTTGTTTGGTTTCAACCCGCGAAGAACTCGGATCAACCTTTACGCGATCAGCCTTTTTCGGCCAGTGTCGCCTATGTGCATGGCGACCGCATGATCAACATCGGATTCTTCGACCAAAATGGCATTGCTCACAATGCGACGTCTGTGACTCTGCTTCAGGACGACGAGACCGGAAACGAATGTGGCTATTTCGCGCAATGGATGCCGTATCAAGTTGCCGTGCACAAAAAAGATTCGTCGGCTGCATAATTTAACAACCTAGGAGTAAGAGTATGAAAACAGTAGAAGAAAAGATCGTCGCCGGCGAAATGGTTACAGGTAATTTCACCATCCAAGCGGCGATGGGAAAGTCCGGCAAGTCGATCACGGTTAGCGGTTACATTTACGCGACCAGCACTCCCGAAGCGGTGAATGCTCAAATCGACTTCCTGCATGACGTGGTGGATCGTCAGACGCTCCGCTCGGAAATCCCCGAGCTGGAAGCCAAGATGGAACAGCGCGCCATCCAATTGCAACAGATCCGAGACGTTCTCGCGGCGCATGACGCTAAGGTGGCCGGTGGCGGCAAGCTGACTTCCGCCGAGAAGCAACAGCTCACGGTGTATACTCAGAACTTGGGTCATATCAAGGAGGATATGGAAAAGGGTGTGATTGCCATCGCTGATGCAAAAATCAAGGCGGGAGTGAATTAAATCATGGCCATTTCTTCAGCTCAGATCGTTCAAGACGCTTGCACTATCGCCAAATGCCCAGGGTATCTGGCTTTGGCGGGGCGTCAGCTCAATCTGGTGCTGAAGGATCTTGTCATGCACCGAAATCTCAAGGTCAATCTTGTGACCGATCAGATCATCCTCCCTCCGAACAACAACGGCCCGTTTCCGTTGGAGTTGAACTATCTCCGCACTTACGATCTGTGGTTTTCGGTCGAAGGAGAACCGTTCTTCTTGAATCCATGCTCGCTCAAAGAGTTCGACATGGAGTTCCAGCAGAACAGCATTTCCAATTACCCCTACGAGTGGGCGACTGACCTGTCCCCGGTCGGATTCGGTCTCCCCGGACTTCTGTACGTCTATCCCCAGGCGAGCCAACAGCAGACGTTGACGCATCGCTACTATCTGAATCAGCTTGATATCGTTTCACCAGAAGCCTATGGTGGTACGCCCTGGTTCTCAGATCAGGACTACCTTATAAACGCCACAGCCATGCGCCTAATGCGCATAACGGATGATCCTCGCTATACAACCTACGTGGCTGATTGTGAAAAGCTATTGGAAAAGCATTTGTTGACCGAAGGCGACGAACAGCAGGTAGTCAAAGAAGTTCAGCTTGACCCTCGCCGGTTCCGCATCGGGAATAGCAACCGCCCAACGAAAATAGACCCCTGGTAATATATGGCTACCGGGCAATCCTATCCGATAAAATTTACAGCCAAGGGTCTATGTGACGCTCTAGACGCGAGCATGGCGTTCCCTGGTGCGTGCTTGTCGATGCAGAACGTCATTTTCGATCAATCGAATCCTGAATTGGTCGTTGCTCGTCCTGGTGTCGGATTGCCGTTCACGAGCTTTTCTGGATTCATCACCCCCACATTCATTTCCGTATTTGTAGTGATCGGAACGGTGGTGTATGGAATGATCGCCACGGGCCGCACAGCGGGCTATGACGAGCCGTTCGCCTACGATACCGCCACGAGTAGCTTCATAACGATCAGTGGCGTAACAGCGGGCAATGTGCCGGTCACACAGCCTACGGCGGGAGATTGGAAACCCCCTGTGATGGCCATGATCGGCATTGATATCGTGGTCGCGCATGTTGGATTCTCCGGTGTCGGTACAAACTTCGTTGGCAAGCTCGATCTGACGAATCCGTTAGCTCCGGTATGGTCCTCGTTCAACACAGCTCCCATCGCGCTAACCGCCGTGCCTATTGCTGTGGCTAACTTTGGGAACCGGGCCTATTACGCGATAAAAAACACGGCGTTTTTCTCCGACCCTCTGATTCCAACGGCCATGACAAATGCGGGTCAGTCATTGACCCTAGGCGACACAACGCCCATCGTCGGGTTTTGCGGATTGCCGATCCAGACAACCTCATCCGGTGTTGTCGGCGCGCTCCTTGCTTTCAAAGAATTTCAAATTTGGCAGATAACAGGTGACTTTGCTGTGACTGGAAGCCTGGCACTTAACTTCCTGACGTTGACCACAGGGACGAACTCACCTCGCTCCGTGGTGCAGACTCCCACCGGCGTTATCTTCCTAGGAATTGACGGGCCTTATTACGTCTCGGCTTACGGTCAGATCCTCCCATTGACGAACGATTTCAACAAGCTTGTTCAGGACGTGCGTCAACCGTTCCAGAATATACGAAACCCGACCCGCGCCGCAGCGTCATTTACAGGGGCGATCTATCGCATTTGCGTAGATACGGTTATTCTCGGCGTCGAGACGACAAACGATTACTGGTACGATCTGACGGTTCGCCGGTGGAATGGCCCCCACACGTTCAATTACGATGAAATCGCTCAGCTTGGAAACGAGTTTGTCATATCGAGCCGGACACTTGGCGCCTTTCTGTTCTTCAGTCAATGGCTTCCAGATCTGACGTCCGTCTATAACGACAACGGAACGCCGCTTAGCGTCAACCTTCAAAGCTCGTTCTACCCCAAGACGCCGAACATAAACGAAAAACAAGTCATTGAGACCACTATTGAGCTAGCTAGCCAATCGGCGAGCCTCGCATATATCATCAACGCCTATGATGAGAATTTCAATCTCATCGGAACCACAACGATCAATGTTGTGTCACCATTGCCAATTTGGGGTAGCGGTATTTTGTGGGGTGCTTTTGATTGGGCGTCCGGCACCGATACGCCATCGACCTACGCCGTTCCGTGGCCCGAACCGCTTGTTTTCAAGAAATTGTCACTTCAAATCCTCGCCGTATCCGCAGCAAACGCGGCCATCGGTACGTCATTTAGTAAGTACAAAGACAACGGGTACACCGTTCTTTACGCCAACATCCTTCCTATTCTCCCGTTACCATTCCCCACGCCCATAGTTTGGGATGGCGGTGAGCGGTGGGACGATGGTAGTATTTGGCTATAACAGGGAAAATCATGGCAATCATCGGACCATTACCGAACATCTTGCAAGACGGGACACCGGCAGACGCGGTTCCCGTTATGGCTGACTTCAACTGGATCGTGGCGCAAGTCAATCTAAATGCGGTGAACAGCACGGCGCTACTTCCATACGCCCTTCTCAACAATCCGGCATTCACAGGGACTCCAACGGCGCCAACGGCAGCTGTGAATGACAACTCAACGCAGCTCGCCACGGACGCCTTTGTCAATACTCAGATCGCGGCAGACTTGGCAGCCTACGCCCCGCTTGCTTCGCCCCATTTTGGGGGAGCGCCAACGGCCCCGACTCAAGCGTTTGGAGTCTACAATACGGACATAGCGACAACTGCGTTTGTTGAGAATTTTGGCATTGGTACGATTAGCGGGGGTTACCGTAACGTAACAGGTTCCCGCTCAGTCGGAACAACTTTCACAAATACCGCATCCGCCCCACTCACAGTTTCCATTGTCGTCTTAGTAAACTCTTTGGAAAGTTTGGTTCTTTTCATAGGCGGGGCGGATGTTTATCAGCAGGACAATAGGACGACCGGTACAGTATTTTCAACAGTGGTGCATATAATCCCGCCAGGAGCGACATATGCCGTTCAAGCTGCGGGCGTACTTCTCGTTAACTGGTACGAATGGTAAATCATGGCAATCATCGGACCACTCCCCAATAACATCCTGGCCGGACAGCTCGTATCGGCAGCGCCAGTCATGGCCAATTACAACTGGATTCTGTCGCAAGTCAACGCGAACGCGATGGCGTTTGTTGCGCCCGGTACGGCTGGCAACGTCCTGACCTCCAACGGAGCGGTATTTGTCAGTGCTCCGGTCGGCTCAATAGGCGGTTTCGCTGACCAGGAGACACCTGGGGGCGTCATCAACGGGGTCAACACAGCATTCACCCTAGCGCATACTCCGAGTGTCATAGCGAGTTGCATAGGGTACGTGCGTGAGGGTGGTATTGGAGCCTTCCTACCGCTCATGGTTGGAATTGACTTTACTGTCGTTGGAACGTCACTCACAATGACCCAGGCCCCGCACTTGTCGTCAAACTTCTTCGTTTATTACAGGTTCTAAAATGCGAAAATTACTCCTATGTCTAATGCTCGTTTGCGGTATGGCAGACGCGCAATTTATTGACTTGACCGCCAACGTGCAGGGTGTCCTTCCTCTGGCAAACGGTGGGACGAATAATACGCTAGGGAATGCGCAAAATCTTGCTGGTGGAGCTGGTGGGACTATTCCAATTCAAACAGCCCCCAGCACCACGACCTTCTTATCGGGGACGGGGGTTTTGCAGGAACTCGGAAGCTCTTTCACCTTAACCCAATCTCCCATTTTCACTACGCTGAACGGGTTGGATGCTTCGACCAATGCAGCAAATGATGCTTTTGTCCAGGCCGCGATCCAATATACGATGGCCACAAAGCCGTTGAACCTGGGGGCAACTGGTGGCGGGACGTATAGCTTCGCGGGGGTGGGAACTGGTGCGGTGATCGTATGGAATAGTTCAGGTGGTGCTCTGACCAGCTCCTTGACCATTGCAACGCCAGGAAGCGGATTTAAAGTAGGGGATTTGATTCGGCCTCTGGGCGGGAATAATGACGCAACAGCAAGAGTTCAAACGGTAAGCGGGACTGGGATTACGGGAGTTCTCGTTCTGTATGGAGGAACGGGATATCCTGGACCTGTGACCGGCAATACGAATAATTCCGACAGCTCGACCTACCCCTTTACCTTTACGATCACAGGTACTTTGACGAGCAATGCCACGTTTATTGCGACCCCTGGTACTTTCATCACGCAGTCGAATCAGTGGGACATTAACAACAACACAACCGGAGCTTTCTCCCTAAGCTGGTTCCAGTCCGGGCAGAGTGGGGGGATCTCCACGGATACCCCAATTGGAACTGGTGTCGTTATCCCCCAAGGCACGAATAGTAATTGTTCAACTCTGATTCAGAGTGATGGGGTCACGGATATCTGGAAAATGTCGCAATCCCTTTGCTCGGCTGGGTCGGGTACGGTTACAAGCGTCAGTGTTACCACGGCGAATGGGTTTAGTGGGACTGTTGCGAATCCTACCACGACCCCGGCGATTAGTCTAAGCATCAGCGGCGCGATTACTCCGACGACGACAGGTGGGATCGTGGGTACGACACTGGCGGATAATGCCAATGCTGGAAGTGTTGGAGAATTTCAAACTGCGACTAATACCGTATCCTTATCTAGTGGAGTCTCCACGAATATAACTAGCGTACTTTTAGGTGCTGGAGATTGGGATATATCGGCTAGTGTTACTTTCACTGGTGGCGTTACTACATCAACGTCAACAGCTAACTCTGGCGTGAGCAATACTTCATCTGTTTTGCCTGGTGTCCCTATGCAACAAGGATTTTATCTGGGCGTGAACTTTACCAATGCCTTAATCTCACAGACTAGTCCAACCGTTCGTGATAATCTTTCTGTTGCTACCACGGTATTCTGTGTTGTAAATTCTATTTTTAGTGTAAGCACAGAAACAGCTTCTTGTATCATGAACGCTCGTAGAGCGAGATAGGAGAAAGCACCATGCCATACACCGCGAAACAGCACCGTCTTTTCGAAGCCGCAGCGCATGATCCTTCTGTCGCGAAAAAGGTGAAGATTCCGCAAGGAACAGCCAAGAAACTGGCGAGTGAAGGGGTGAAGAAGGGGGAGAAAAAAGGAAAAAAGAAGTAACTTATTTTGTAGTTTTTCTAAAATTTTAAAGGACTTTTATCATGCCTCTCACCTTAAATACTCCCGCTCCAATAGTCTCTCCAGTCGCCACTTGCTTTCAAATTATAAATTTTGGGGCCACCATCGACACGAATACGCAAAAACTTAGTGAAATGGCGATTGTCTACGAAGCGGGAACTAGCGAAGGAGGAATTTTCCAAAGTCTTGATACAAGACCGAGGCAGATTAACCTTGACGAAACAGAGTGCAATAATATTTTTACTGCCAATCCAACAATGCTCCCGACAATTGTGCAAATCCTTTATGCGGCAATCGAGGTAAAAGAAGGCGTCACAGGAACTGCGACTTAAGAAAGGAAAAATGATGCCGTGGTCCGCTAAGCAG